GTTTAGATGATTATAGAATGCGCCTGTTACACTACGCACAAGAAATTAGTAAAATAGATTTAGATAAAATTAAAATCCAACTTGCACGGTAAGTGACCCAGTTGTAGGAACATGTGCACATGTCGCTGGACTCATTCCCTGAACAGTAATTCCTTTACCCATAGCTCTAACAGTTGTTGATCCTTTAACTACTGTTGCTTTAGCATGCGGTGGTGAGCCATGAGCAGAAATTTTGTCAGTTTCTGTGCTAACTGGTTTAGCGTTTACCAGGACTGTGGGGGCACCGGGACCAAGTATAACACCGGTTAAATATTTGTCTTGTAAAACTCTACATGCTCCTGGCATCTTTTACTCCGGTGGATTGTTGTGACCCATCATGCTGTCATCTTTCTTTTGCATCTCTTCGATCCAAGTAGTTGTTCTACCTGCTTTCTTTTCTTCCCAGTCTTGGATAGCACGTTTGATCGAATCTTCTGCTAACACTGAACAGTGTATTTTGATAGGCGGAAGTTCTAATGCATCAGCAATTTCTTTGTCTTTGATTTGTTTGGCTTCTTCGATGGTTTTGCCTTTGAGCATTTCCACAAACATACTGCTAGAAGCAATAGCACTACCACAACCATATGTTTTAAATTTAACATCAAGGATTGTGTCTGTTTCTGGATCTAGTTTAAGGTCTAATTTCATGACATCTCCACATGCAGGAGCACCAGTCATTCCTGTAGCAACTGTGGGATCTTTAGGGTCAAATCTACCTACGCCGTGTGCCGCAGGATTATTTGTTACGTCCTCAAATCTTTTTACTACTTTTTCTGAATATGCCATTAATTACTCCTCTACTAGTTCAGCGTCTACTGTCTCCTTGGCAAGATTCTCACTTGCAATTACTTCCTGATACTCTTTAGCAATAGTAACAGATGTTTGATGTAAACTCACTACAGTGTTCGAGTTAATGGCAATGCCACTTTGATCACATGTTAGTAAGTAAGGAAGTAGTGTCACTTCATTGTTATTTATCACTACTAGTCTGGGTTCGTTAACAATATATATTTGAGAGTCTAGATCTACGCCCAATAGTGTACCAATGATTTCCTCTCCGGAAATTCCTCTGATTGTTATTACTTTACTTAAAAATTCTGTTGCGTCTATCATAGACTGTCGCCCCAACCTTCAGAGCATTCATTTAATTTTTGTACTAAATCTTCATGTTCTAACTGCTTGAGTCCCTGGTATCCACCTTCAACAAATATCTCTCCTTTATAATAAATCTGTGGTACTGTTCTATGTCCTGCATTTATAATCATTTCTCTTGCATTTGTATCTTCCATGATATTGATTTCTTCATAAGCGATATTTTTTGTGTCTAGAAGTCCTTTTGCCATGGTACAAAAAGGACAATCATTTTTACTGTATACTGTTAACATTATAAACTCATTCCTTTAAATGTGTCCTCAGTTACGTCTTGCTTGGTGCCGCCAATAACATAAGAACTAATTTCTGTTTCTTGTGGTGCAACTTGCACCTCTCCACCAGAGATCCATTTTTGTGTCCACGGTAGTGGATTACTTGCACTTACACTGTATGGTGCTGTTAATCCTACTGCTCTCATACGTTTTGCAGCAATCCATTCCACGTACTCTTTCAATAATTGACTATTAAGTCCTATCATTGATCCATCTTTAAACAAGTATTCAGCCCAATCTTTTTCTTGCTTTACTGCATCCATAAACAACTCTATGCAAAGATCTTCTGTTTCTGTTTTAATCTTAGCAAAGTCTTTATCATCTTGCGGTAAGAATTTCAGCATTTGCTGTGTACTAGCCATATGCACGTTTTCATCTCTGGCTATTAATTTAATTATCTTGGCATTACCTTCCATCTTCTTTAATTCGGCAAATGCCCACGAACAAGCGAACGACACATAAAAGCGAACACCTTCTAATATGTTTACACTCATAAGTGCTAACCATAATGCTTTTTTATGCTCATATGTTCCATACTTTTTATTTTTTGGATTGTTACAATCAATCAGCTCATCATAATATTTTGTAATACTATTACTGCAACTAACAATTTCATTCACGTACATCATTTCATCAAACACTTTGCTTGGATCTGCATATATGTTTCTGATAATATGCGTATAACTTCTACTGTGAATAGTTTCACTAAACGCCCAAGTTTCAATCCAGGTTTCTAATTCGGGTAAACTAACAATAGGCAAGAAAGCGAGGTTAGGTGAGCGACCTTGTACACTGTCTAACAATATTTGTCTCTTTAAATTGCTGGTAAAAATATGTTGTTCATGCTCAGTTAGATCTTTAAAGTCTTTGCTATCACGACTGATGTCTACTTCTTCTGGACGCCAGAAGAAACCTAATTGTTTATCAGTGAGTTTATCAAACTGTCTGTATTTTAATGTATCATATCTTTGTATAGTTACACCACCAGAAGTATCTAAAAACATTTTAGCCTTGGTGTGGTCCTGTTTTTTTGTTGCGTCAAATACTGACATTTGTGTTCTCCATCTGCACTTGCTTTATAAAATTATAATCTGCTTTATAAACTGTTTTTAAGTATGTAATCATATCATCGCTAGTTTTTTCATAGCCTTCTGTATTATATGTTCTAAAATCATGCTCTCGTTTTATATTTATATCGTAACCTAAACTTTTAAAAATTTCTTGTATTGTGTTGTTTTGTTGGCCGGAATATGTATACCAAAATTTATGTAAAAAAGACATTGCCTTTACTGGTTTAAGGAATTCTGCAACTTCGTTCCAACTTTGTAATGCTATTGTAGCACCCTCAATTATGCCGTGGTTTTGTGTTGGTCCTAGCAAACAAAATCCATGTTTTCGTAAAACATTGATTCTACGCATATATTCCTGCCATTCTCTTGTAACTAATCCTGGTATCAAAACCCATTGTGGCGTTCCATGTCCGTCAATACACCATTCTAAATTCCTAAAATTTTCTGATGTTATTACCAACCCTTGCTCAACTGCCCGCGTCATCTGCATTGTGATATTACTTTGAGCACGTTCTAAAGGGTCTCTTAATATAACATGTATAGCCTTTATATAATTAAGTTCTAAACCGTCGCCTGTTAATTTTAATTCCTTCCATTCTTTTCTGTCTGGTAACAAACCGTCAGCCCACCCCCATCCGTTGATGAGAGTCTCCATAGTTGATGTACCATTTTTATAAGGTACTGCAACAACTATGCCTCTGTTTTCATTAACATAAATTGTAGGCTGGCAGGCACCGATATCGCTCGCAGGCTGCAAAAAATACTTTCTCATATTTTACAACTTTCACAATCATCATCTTCGACTATGATTGTGGTGAGCTCTGTTACAGATTCCTCTTTGTGTATATCTATTTCTCCTTGGCCGTCATAAGTGTTATTGTAATAAAGTTGCTTACCACCATACTTGTAAAACATAATCAAGTGTTGTAGTAAAACACTCATTGGCACTTTCTCGTCCTCAAAGTGCTCCGGATTGTAACTGGTGTTTACACTGATACCTTGGTCAATATACTTTTGCAATACAGCACAAATTTTCAAGTAGCCTTCTGGTGACTTTTGATCCCATAACAAATCATACTTGTTTTTAAGTTTAGCATACTGCGGCACAACCTGCTTTAACACACCATGTTTGCTTTGCTTGATGCTCACATAACTGCGTGGTGGTTCAATCCCGTTTGTGCTGTTTGAAATTTGTGCAGAAGTTTCTGCAGGCATCAATGCCATCAATGTGCTGTTACGAATACCTGTTTCTGCTAACTGCTTACGTAATCCTTTCCAATCCATACGCTCTTGGTGTTTAACAAGTTCGTCAACGTCCTTTTTGTATGTTTGATTAGGCGTAATACCTTGCCCATATTTTGTTTCTGGAGTACCAGGGCAAGCACCTTTTTCTGCTGCTAGGTCAGCACTGGCTTTGATCAAATAATAACTCCATGCTTCTGCCCACTCGTCGACAAGTTCCAAGTTAGGATCCTGATAGTTTGTATCATTTTTAGCCAACCAAAATGCAAAATTGATAATACCAATGCCTAATGGTCTGCGTTTCATTGTGGCAAGCTCTGCGGCTAGTACTGGATATTTCTGGTAGTCTAGTAGTGCGTCTAAGCCTCGAACAGCAAGCTCGCAGGGCTTCTGGAAGTCTGATGGGCTTTTAATGTTACCCCAATTAATAGCACTTAATGTACACAATGCTATCTCACCGTTTTCATCACTTGTGCTGTTAAGCGGTGTAGTTGGTAAATCTATTTCGCAACACAAATTACTCATACGCACAGGTGCAACACTCTCATCAAAACTGCTATGCGTATTAGCATGGTCGACATTCATTAAATATACACGGCCTGTATCTTTACGCTCTTGTACAAACGAACTAAACAAATCTACTGCTTTAATAGTTTTTTTGCGTAGGCGTGTGTTACGTTCTGCAGTTTCGTATAACTCTTTAAACTTGTCTTGGTCTGCGTAGAATGCGTCATATAATCCCGGCACATCATGCGGAGAAAACAGTGTGATGTCGCCGCCACTGAGCAGTCTCTCATACATCAGTTTGTTAAACTGCACACCGTAATCCATATGACGTACACGATTTTCTTCTGTGCCTTTGTTGTTCTTTAGTACCAGCATGTCTTCAATTTCATAGTGCCAAATTGGATAGTATAATGTAGCGGCACCGCCTCTTACACCACCTTGGCTACAACTTTTAACTGCTGATTGGAATAATTTATAGAAGGGAATAACTCCTGTGTGAGTTGCGTCTCCGCTCCTAATAGGGGAACCAATTGCCCTAATACTACCTGCACCAATGCCAATACCTGCTTTTTGACTTACATACTTAACAATACTGCTGGTAGTAGCATTAATACTGTCGAGACTGTCATTAGTTTCAATAAGAACACAACTGCTAAACTGTCGTTGTGGAGTTCGTACACCAGCCATAACAGGAGTAGGAAGACTGATACGATGTAAACTAATTGCATCATAATAATCTTTAATCCATTGTAGTCTTGTTTCTGCAGGATAATCTGCAAACAATGTGGCGGCAATTAACATATATGCAACTTGTGGTGTTTCAAAAATTTCACCAGTTGCTCTATTCTGCACAAGATACTTGCCACGGAATTGTTCCATTGCAGCATAAGTTAAATTGTTATCGCGACTATGGACAATGTAGTCGCTGAGTTCATCTATTTCAGCCTTTGTAAATTTCTCTAAAATTTCTGGATCGTAAAAACCTCGATCAATGTTTACCTGAATAATATCACAAAGGCAAGGGGGCTCAAATTGTCCATATACCTGCTTACGTAAATGGTAGTTAATTAATCTTCCAGCAACGAACTGATAATTAGGTGTTTCTTCAGATATAAGATCTGCCGCACTTTTAATTAGTGTTTCTTGGATATCGCTAGATGTAATACCACTATAGAATTGTATGTGGCTTTTGATTTCTACTTCTGATGCACTAACACCTGTGATATCTTCACAGGCATAAAATACAACCTTGTGTAACTTATCGAGTTCTAGTTCTTCCTTGCGACCATCTCTTTTTGTGATCAAAATTTGTTTCGACATTTTATTTCCTGTGTTCATGTGTATTCCCGACAAGTTATTATACTACATACTACTTATCCGGTCAATCAAAAAGTTTATCTATTGTTATAATGTGAGAGGCATAGCAGACAGAGTTTTTTCGCATGTAGGATACAGGTACAACTCTGTCACGATAAAAATTATAGCAGTCGTCACCATCAACTATAACTAAGCCTTCTACTCCGTTGACATGGTTACTTATCGCGTCAAATTGTATAGTCTCAGTATTAATGATCTTTTTATGGTAGAGTGTAGCCGCTAAGACTAACGATACACCGCTCTGACAAAAGTATCCCTCAGATACAATATCAAATACATTTGGCCAACTTTTTGGTGTATAGAAATCAATATATCTGGGAAGTAACTTAATCTGAGAGAAACTTTCCAGAAGGGTTTCTAGTTCTGCAGAATTGTTGTCTTGTCTTAGTTTTCGCCAGACTGCCAGACGATCAGAAGAGCCCTGTGTGCTAGTAAACATGTTTAATTATTCTGTACTTGACCAGCGTCTAATAACATATTTCAACTTTAAGTTATTACCAAGTGAATGCACAATTTGACTGCTCAACGGATTAGTAGGGTCGGACAGTTGATTTTCCATACTTACTACAACTCTGTTTCCTGAAACAGCAGCAGTAAACTTTGGTTCAACTACAGCAGAAGTACTTCCAGTTTCCCAGTGACTACTAAATCTGTCATTAAAAATCACAGCATTGGCAGTATCTGTGAAGTCTGGTCTTCCCTGAATCGTCATTGTGCCCATACGCATATATTTGTTGGCACTTCCTAAAGGAGTTTCACTGATAGTGTATTCTATAACATAACTATCATAAACTGATACATCAACACCTATTATTTCATCACTTGCTACATCACTTTGTAAAATAGTTGTACCTTCTGTGCTGGTAAAGGACACAATTTTTTCACCAGTACTTGCTGTATCACGTGTCTGAATTTCTAAATTGTTCTTTAAGTTAATAAGGCCACGTGTGCCTTCGAAGCTGTCAGAAGCTCTGTCGTAAGCGGATTCTGCATAGGCACTATTTGTTACATAATTATAATTTGCCGCCTCTTCGCGATCACCAAAAATAATTTCACCAAAAGTGTCGTCGATTGTTAAATTATAGGTTGATAAATTATTAATCGCACTTGCATTAGAATTATATGCTGTGCCACCCAGCAGTACATTAGTAAACAAATTAACATCACGGTGCACAACCATATCGTTTAACCACTGCTCTAATTTTGCTCTAACACTGGAATTACGATCATATACACCAGCATTTAAGCCCAGTGTGCTTAATGTTGATCTGGAATCTTCAGTCAGTCTAAACGGAATACCACCCACTGCAACACTAGCATAGGCTGGTTTTTGTGTAATGTATACTGCATTCTTGGTTCCATCATCTTGCTCCAGATAGTCCATTAATGGAAATATTTGTACATCATTGTTGCCATCTTGTGCTGGTATATTAACTAATGATTTGTTTACTGTGGATACAACTTCTTTTAATGTGCTTACACCTGATAGATCTATTGCTAGAACTGGAGTAAATTTTATATTAGTATAGGAAGCCGCTAATGATGGATGGAATTCGCCCACATTAGTTGATGCTGACATTGTGTTATTTACATCAATTAAGGTACCTGGATTTCCGGTGGCGAAAAAAGTGTTACTAGCATTAACTCTGTTATATACACTATAAACTTCACTTGCAGCCAAATGACTATTACTGGCTTCAGTTATTTTAATATTTGCAACATCACTAGTTAACTCATGATTAACACTTCTAAATTGTGCTGTGGTATTTACATTACCTAAATCACCATGATTCAAATAGTACAATGAGGAAATGTTTGCAGTAAAGGTTGGTAAGGAATTACCACAATCTGCTGCTGTGGATAAGTCCACTACAAATGCATTGGTCTCTAAACTGCTAACTTTAAAGATTGAACCGTGTAATTCACAGTTTGCAGGATCACCAGTAGCGTCTAAAATTCTTACGTAATCATTTACTCTTACATCATCTATTTCATCACAAGAGAATTTGATCACAGTCCTTGTGGTGGCTGCATTACCATCATTAGTAAAACCTGAAGTTATATCAGTTGTACTCAAATTGGCGGATGCATTTCGGTTAATTTGAAAGTCTTGACCAGTTAATGCAATAGTAATAGCACCACTACCAGGAGCAACTTCGACATCAAATAGTTTATTATGAAACCAACTTCCTGCTGTTTGAGTTGTCCATACTCTGTTATATCTGTAAACACCGCGGTTAGACTCTGATACAGGGCTGTAAATATCGTCTCCTGATGATACTGTGCCGGTATACTCTGTGCTAGATGCACTGTCATCACTTCGTACAAATGAACTTACTGAGTCAATATCATCAGTTCTGGAAACTAATAAATTTCCTAATACCAATCCTGATGTTGCAGACATATTTGCACCGTGTGCTGATGCAACAATGTGCTTGTTTTGTAAACCAATATACCCCAAACCTGTGGAACCGTTAACTCTGATATTTTCCTTAGGTATATGTCTTGATGGATGAATGTTATATGCACTATAGAAACTGTCCACTGTGCTAGTGGAAGAAATTTTACCTGTGCTGATTCCTTCTATTGCCTGGATCACATTTGAGTTACTGTAATAACAGATGCTTACTTCATCTTTAGTACTAGGACGGGTTCTCAATGTTAGATAATGTGTACCATTACTATTAAAGTCTGTGCCGTCTAGTACGTAATCTGCTGTGGCACTTGGAGTATCAACAATAGCAGAGTTAGATTCAGGTATTAATTTAATACCATTTTTACAAACAGTTACATCTGTGCTAACAAATACACCTTCTGATATCTTGATGTTAGAAGCCGCAGCAGTTCTAGGTCCTTGAGCTAAATCATATCTAGCAAAGTTTACAATGTTACGTGGTGTAAATGTAATATTTGAATTAGCAGAAACCGTATGACCGCCTTCACTTAGAGTTACTGTGATAACTCCTGTGGAAGTGTTTTTAGTAACTTCAGTAACTACAATCTGCTGACCTGTTCTGATACCGGTACCAGAAACTATATCACCTACTCTGATATAACCCATTGAATCATTATTCAACTCGTTGCCTTGGAGATTAACAGTAATGCTAGTGGACAACAAGTCTGCACTTAACGTGTGTTCAAAAGGTGTGATACGTGTAGGACTAAACACAGAGTATGTGCTACTCATGTATTGTTTAGAAGGTTGTTGGCTTGCTGATATGATACTGCGAGCATCTGCAGGTTCCCAACTCTTTTCAGTTTGTATACCGTTAAATTCACCTCGTACAAATTTAATATACGGTACCTGGAATGCAATAATATTATTATTTGCAATACTGATTGTATGATCTCTAGCACCCACCGTGTTTTCAAAATAACTTACGTTATTGTATGGTGCGGCATTTGGATCAAGAGGATCACCGCCAATATAAACCTGGCGGCTATCAGTTGCTAAACCTAGTTCTCCAGGTCTTAACGGTTGTGGTAAATCTTGTTTTAGGCCACGTCTATGTTGAATACGTGAAACTATAATATTGTCGTTTTCATGTTCTGCCACTGTTATGTCTCCAATTTACATAACAGTATTTATCTGATTTAGGTAGAGTAGAATTGCGTTACCCGCTCTCCCCATTTTTCGCAGTAACTATCAAACTCATCTCCCTCAATCACAAAGTCAGCATATTTGCCTTCTCTGTCCACCATGAGTATCGCTACCTGTCTGATGTCAGAACCAAACATTTCATTATGTGCTAATGCGTATG